GAAAGATACCAGAAGTATCAGTATCCATATTATTGCTTACCCAGCTTCTCATCTTTTTGAAGTCTTTGCCTTTAAGATATCCAATGAGATCATTAACAGAATTATTGGAGAGCAGGCTAAGAATGCCAGTATCAATAGTACCGCTAAGAGAGTAACGCTGGCACTCATTAATAACACGCCGCCAGTCAGGCGCAAACCTAATAATAAGTTCTGCCAAAACTTTTTTATCATAGGTGATATTCTCCTGATCAAGAATCCAAGTCAGACGTTTCATAAACTGCATAGACAGTTCAGCCATAGACTTCTTATTTGTATTGAATTCATATACACCACATCGGGAGTGCAGAGGTTCAATAATACGATTCTTGAAGTTACAGGTTAGAATGAATCGGCAGTTGTTTGCAAACTCTTCGATAAACCCACGGAGAGCAGGCTGGAATGACTGTGCATTCAAATAGTCTGCTTCATCAAGAATAACAACTTTGTATCCACCAGACAAGGATACCGTAGATGCAAACTGTTTAATTTTATTTCGCAGTGTATCAATGTTACCCTCTTCTGAGCCGTTAATCAAAATCCAATCAAGGTTCAGTTCATTGCACAATGCTTTAGCTACTGTAGTCTTGCCAAGACCAGCAGTGCCTGTGAATAGCATATTAGGAATTTCACCTGTCTGCACAATCTGATTAAAGGTATCTTTCAGAGATTGTGGGAGAATACAGGTATCAATAGTTTGAGGTCGGTAACGCTCGACCCAGAGAAAATCACTCATCATTATTCCTTACTAGAGTTAGGAAATCATTGTATAGAAAAAAGAAATGGGGTGCAAGACCCCATTCCATAATTAAGTGCTTTCTTTTTCAGCAGTCAGGCCTTTAACATATGTGAAAGAGCAGCCTTGAAGGAAGTATGCGGTGTTCTCAAGCACTTCCACTAGATCATCTTCAGACCGAAACATGTGGACATTTTCTCGGACACGATCATGATCTTCATATTCGATTCGCTGCAAAGTGTACTCTACATAGTTACCATCAGACATTATTCATCATCCTCTTCATCGTCCATTTCCTGTTGGCGTTCTTCTACCTGCTGGACAAGCTGGACACACTGGTCACGGAGTTGGCCTACAGTAGACAGTTCTTCGCCTTTAAAAGCACCACGCTGACTAATTGCATCAATAATAGCAATAGATGAGCGGGATACTTTAGCCGCAAGTTCTAGATATTGGGCGTCATTCATTATATTTTCCTTTTACTTTTTCTCTAGAGCAATCCAATAAGTCAAATTCTTATCGGTATGAGTAAACTTACTGATCAGTTTAGAAGAAACTTCTACCTGATAATCACCGGGCAGCAGTTTCAGGTTGTCAATATTAACACTCAAAGGAACAGCATTACCTGTCTGATTAAACGAGCCTTCAACAAAAAGAGTGAAATCATTTGAGGTGCTGTTTTGAGTGTCCGCAATTGACAGTGCGACTAAGCCATCATCACTTTCTTTGATGTTAATACTCTTGTGACCAAGAGCAGAAGCAGCTTTGCGAAGCTGGCTTAGAATTTCTTGTGATAGAGCAAATGTGACTTCTGCATCAGGCATATCCAAATCTTTTGCTGGTGGATTTGTCAACATTTCAATATCAGAATAAAAGTAATTGATTGAAGCTTTACCATTGGCAATATGCATATGCTTGTCTTCATAAGTCACAGTACCATCTTCAATCAGATTAAAGACATTCATAAATTCACCGACATCATAGATGCCAAAGTCCTGTGGAAACTCTTCATCAAGAACAGCTTTTGCAAGAACATTCTTAGCATCTGCTACGGTGCGCAAAACGTTGCCTTGTTTGAAGACAAGGTTTTGATTAATAGTTCCAAAGTTACGGATAACTTCCATTGTTTCATTCTGCATTACTAAATTCTTCCTCATCTAAATCATGCACATGAATAGCCATAATAGCATAGTGTGCAATTTTCATCAAGTCGTCACGATTGCGACCGTTTTTCTTACCATATCGCTGTGCATATTTAAGCACGTTTCCTAAACAGAAACCCATGCCATGCCCAGCATCAATGATAAATTCTGTGGCTTGTATCTTCTTCTGAGAATAGTGTGCGCCATACGTTGCATCAATATACTCATGCAAATCTTTTAGAATTTGATCTTCATTATATTTCATTATATAGCCTTTGTCAAGTGTTACTTCATACGAGAAAAGTTTTTGTCTTTATAAAATTCAATCTTGTGATTGAACCTATTGTCTAGAATCTCACCCTTGTGTGAAATTACAAATACATTAGACTCTTCACCGAGAGAATAGATGATCTTGAATAGATTTTCAATACCATCATTGTCAAGTGATGAATCAAAAGTCTCATCCAAAATAAGCAAATTAGTTGCTACAGAATTTTTCATATGAGCAATCTTACGCCAGGTAAACAGTAGCGCAAGGTCAATGCGTTGCTTTTCACCTTCTGAGAAACTGTCATATGAGAAGCTGTCTCTATGTCTAGACCTAATCACCTCTTGGAACGACTCTGTAAGTTCAAAGTGTACAAAAAAGTCCAGTGTTTGTAAATAGCTATTAATGTAATTATTCATCACAGGAACATACTGCTTGATAATCTTGGTCTTAATACCAGTATCTTTTAACATCTCTAGCATGGTGCGATTGTATGAATATTCAGAATCCAATTCAATCTTCTCAGTGACTAGCGCATCTTTCTGATCAATAAAATCTGAAAGATCATTAGTCGCCTTTGTGAGATTATTACTGCCAGTTGATGTGTCAGAAATTTCTGCCTGTAGTCTTGTAATAAAATCATTAGCAGAATTAACTGCGACATTATAGCTATAGATTTTTCTAGACAATGACTGACTTTCTTGAACGCTTTCTTTTTGCTTTTCAATTACAGTCTTAACATCATCCATCTGTGTGCTTACTTCCTGAAACGACGCCTTGATTTTCTTCGCTTTCTCTGTGACCTCTTGAGTTTTCTGTTCTTTAATAGTCGCATCAATCTCTTGGGTACAAGTCGGGCAAACGTCATTTTCCTGAAAGAACTTGCTTTGTTCAACAAGGCCAACTAACTCCTGTTTAAACGCAGACTTCTGCATACGATAGTTCTGAAAAGACTCTTCAGAAGCTGCCAATTCTTTTTCAATGTTTGTATATTTCTCTTCAAGTTCTTTCTGAAGCTCTTCAGATTTCTCTTGAGTTGATTTAATCAGTCTGCGTTGCTCTTCAATCTCATCTTGCTTTTCACGCAGCTTCTCATCATTAAGGCTTTTGATATCATGAATATACTTTCGCTGAACATCAATCTTATTCTTGATAATAGAAATTTCATATTCTTTATCTAGAATATCACTTTTAGTTTTGCTGACATGATCTTTAATAATACTATTCATTTTTGAGAATACATTAATATCAAGCAAATCTTCAATAACTTCTCTGCGCTGACCTGTAGTCAACTGCATAAAAGGAATAAATGAAGATGAGCCCAGCACAACAATCTGATTAAAAGATTTGTGATTCAGTTTGAGAATATTTTGCTCAAGAATTTTCTGAAACTCTTTTGAGTGGCTACTCTCATTGATAACTTCATCATTTTTAAAAATCTTAAAGATGTTTGGCTTAATGCCTCGGATAACTTTGTAGTCACTTGGCCCAATAGAGAACTCTACCTCAACTACACAGTCTTTACTATTAACTGTGTTTACCAGCTGTGGCTTATTGATGTTCCGATATGGTTTACCAAATAGTCCAAATGAGAGTGCATCTAGCATAGTAGACTTACCTGAGCCGTTTGTACCAACGATCAGAGTATTTTTATTATCATTTAGATCAATCTCATTATAAAAATTTCCAGTTGATAGAAAATTTTTCCATCGAACCTTCTTGAAAATAATCATTATAAAACCTCTAGGCTTTGTGCCTCCATGTATATATCTTTCATGCGGCGCTTCAGATAGCTTTTATCCAAATCAGTTTCTGTTGCGTCAATATAATCATCTAACAAAACCTGTGTATCGTCAACCGAAATTTCAACTTTTTCATTAAGAGGTAGAACATCACTAAAATTTTCTGCGATCTTCAAATCATGAGTCTCTTGCTCTTGTAACTTGTCCAAGAACTTTTCAAACAACTCAGGATTAGTTTTATTTTTCACAATCACTTTGACGAACTTACCTGTAACATTCTCATCTACAACATCCATAGTATCATCATACATAACTTTCTTAAAAAGTGTATGTGGATTTCGAACAGGTGTTAGCTCATGTGTCTCTGTGTCAAGAACATGAAAATACTTCTTATCATCACAGTCAGACCAGAAAAACTCCATCTGAGAGCCTAAGTAATGTACATTACCCTTTGAAGACTTTGTATGATAGTGACCAGAGAACACAGCTTTGAAACGACTAAATTCCTTTGCGCTCATACCATGATCACTCATGATACCACTTTGCATCTCAAAACCGTTAAGCTCTAAGTGACCACCAAGCATTTGTGCATCACAGTTCTTAATAAAGTCTAATGACTCTTGCTCATTATCTGCACAAATCCATGGCAGCAAAGCCATGTTCATTGATCCGTATTTGATGACAGTCGGTTTTTCAATAATTGCAACTTCGTTGACAAAGAAGCCGAGGAGCTCCTTGAGAGAGTTTGGATTATTGGTATTTTTAAAATAAGTATCATGATTACCAGGGATGATATCCATACTAATACCGAGTTGTCGTAAAGGCTCAAGAAAGTGCTTTCTATTGTGGTAAAGAGACTTGACATTGATAGCCTTTCGATTGTCATAATAATCACCAAGATGCACAATCTGTTTAATATTATGTTCTTTCAGATATGGAAAGAATGTTTCATCATAAAATTTTGCTGCATTATCTAGAAAGATATCAGAAGCATTACGAATACCCATATGGGTGTCATTCAAGATGGCAATTTTCATTTTATAATACTAGCAATTAGCTCCTCAAATTGTTCAACCTTATCTGTCCGATTAGGCCAATAGATGTAGTCTTTCTCAGGATTTTTCTTGAGATTAGACAGGAGAGGTAGGATGGCATTGTAGAGTCTGTTTAGCTTGTCTTCATAAGACGTTGCTGTAGCAGCAGCTTCTTCTGCGCTTGCAGCAGTCTTCTGGACAACTTCTAATTCTTCTTCTGAGACTGCGGTAAATCCGAAGTCAAAAATATCGTCTGTCATTATAGCACCTTTAGTATCTTGCGACCTTTATGGTCAATTACAAAATCACCATAGTATCCAATTTCTTCTTGATAAAGGGAAGGATTCTTAATTGCTTTGAGACTTTCCAAAAGAGTCTTCTTTTTAATACGAGCAGGGATTCTATCTGCGGCATTAAGTGTTACCTGCCCATAGACAATATCTGCTCTTTCAACTACCTCAATAAATCCTTTAAGTGAATATCTCTTCATAAAAACTCCAATAAGTCTGAATCATTACTCTTCTTGACTCTACGTTTTGGTAAGTCTGTTTCTATATCAATCCATTCATCATCTGTCAACTCTTCATTTTCAGTTAACTTTCGGCGCATAGTTTCAATAGCAGCATGTGTAATATGACCCATCTCTGCGCCAGCATATACATGATCAGTGTACAAGTCTTGTGAATATGTAACATCCACATACTTTTCTTTAATATCTTGCTGCTTCTTTTCCTTTGCAATACGTCTCAAAAAAGCATAGTAACTTATCTGAGTAAAATATGCAAATGCATTTGGATTACCAGAACGTGTAGCAGCTTCAATGTTATAATTTTTAATTGCTTTCAGGCAATTCTCAATAGCATCCATAATCATCTCTTCACGATATGAATAACCAATGAAGTTTGGCTTGCGAGCCAAACCCTCAGCAATCTGTTTGAACCCTAAGGCAATGTAATCAGTTACCATAGGAGTATCTTTATTATTTTTTCTATATTCATCACACTGTTTAACATATTCAAAAACAGCTTCTGAGAACATTTTATTATTGATATAGTCTTTTGGTTTTCGTGCCATTACAATGCCTTTAAGTTTTTTAAAGTATCACATATTATATTAAAAAGAGATGTAAAAGTCAATACATTTATTTAGTTGACAAAGTTTATTTTTATGTATATAATACAGTTCTTCTGTGCGGGGGTAGAATATATCAATCAATGGAGAGTCATATTCATAGATTCATACAATTCATCTTCAAAGTCTTTTGCGCTTTCTTCGACAGCATCAGTTCTCACCACATTATTATAACCTTCAATAATCTTTTCTTTTGGATTAGCGATAGAAACAATTGAAATAGCAGATACATTGACATGCTCAGAATAATCCGCTGCTAGAATCCAAGGAAACAAAGCTAGTCCTTCTTCACTTAACTGCACAACATACGGACTTGACAAGCTCACAACACTATCG